CTTAGTAAGTTCGCACATCAGTTGAAATTGCTCGTAGGCTTTTCGAACACTTTCGTGCTTCATTAATTTATCCGCTTCTTCCTGCATGGCCTTAATGCCTGCTTCTGCACAATCGTGAACACTTAATCCATGCAAAGTACAAAGATCATCCCCAAATGCCTTTGCCAGTGCTTCCCAGGCCTTTTTCTGCTTGGGAGTAATGGGAGTCTGTTTTGGGCGTAGCTCACTGGCCTTGCTAATAGCTCGGCAGATTGCATCTTCGGCCACACGACTAGCGGCAATCAACGCGGCATAGTTAGGTTCCACGTTAAACCTACGGGATTGTCCCCCGGGGTAACACATGACCAAGTGATTACCTTTAGGGAAACTATCCAAAAGATCATTATCATACTCACATACAGGATAATACCGACGTCCAATTTTTTCATAATACACCTTTTTCATTTTGCTAATTCTTCCCACATAAAATCTGTTTCTTTAACATACGCAATTGATTTCAACCATCCTCTTCGGGATGCTTCGGCAATAACGTTTTTCATATAGGGTGAGCAGTCTTTACTAATTTCTAAACATGCTCGGGGTACAAGTTTGATGCCGTCTGACATTAAAAAGTCAGCCTCACCCTGCTTGATTTTTTTAAACTTCATTACCAACTTTCTACATCACTGATATCTACTGTTGTAGGATTTTTATTAAACAAGTTAAAGGTCACACTAATTACAGGACCTATTCCACTTGAATTATCGCATTTAATTGTGAATTCGTCAACCTCATTAAAATGTGTTACCATTTGAATTAGGTCGTTAATTTGTTTACGATTAAGAGTAATTGATTTCATTTTTTAAGTTCTTCCCATACTAGTTTTTTGGCACGAATATCTAACTCTACTTTTTCAAGTTCAAGCATTTCCCATGCCATCAAGTTAATCCACGTTGCTACAGCCTCTCTCCCTGGTTCAGTTAAATGGCAATATTCTTTGCCTACAGTGCTGTAGTAATATAATTCTTTGTCTTTGAGAATTTCAAATAGACCAGAATAGATTTGTCTATGCAGTATGTGATTCATGTAACGTGCCTTTGTATGGGCTATTAAGCCACTTAGCATAAGTCTCAGCTTGTTCAGAAATTTTAGTAAGTTCATATTTTCCGCAAAATTTCATAAAATGAATTCCAACTTGTGGAATGGTATCAATACGGACACTCTCTTTGATACGTGCGTCAACTGCATCCTTGATATCTTGGGGCTGTGCAGTCAAATCAATTAATTTACGGTTACGTTCATAATCCTCACGTACCCTATGCTCAACACTATCATGATCCACCCAGCGTTGCAACATCAGATTGTTCCAATCAAAGCCCTGTTTATTACGGTCAGCATATGCTTCCATAAGTCCTACTTTGTTTTTGCTACCTTTTTCACGTACACCGGGATATGCACTAAACACATTATCGCTTGCATCACCGCGCATACATTTTTTGAATAGCAAGTATTGAGGGTCCTCTAATAGTTTGGGCTCTTTAGTTTTCTTGTCAACAACAGGCTTACCATTTTCTTTAAAGTAGCCCTTTAATGTTACAAGTTCATTGCCTACTCCATTGTAGCGTACCACTTTTTCAGTTATGAGTTGATCATAATCCGTATCTGTTGAAATTATCCAGTGATTGTCATTTGGATGTAAGTGAATGAATCGGGCAATCATGTCATCAGCCTCAGCACGTTCATGCCTTAGTACAGACACATTGGTCTTTTCCTTGATGTACGTAGTGAATTTTTCATACGTTTCCCAAAACATTTTAGATTCCTCAGCTTCAGCCTCTGTAACTGATTGTGCATCGACCACACGATTCTTTTTGTAAGGTGCATACAAGTCTTTGCGAAACGACCTACCTTCTAAACAAAAGACTACGTGATCAATTCCATATTTACGCACAGCCTGATTGACTGATGCAAGTGTCAAGTGTAGAGCCATGCCGATCTTTTCATCTAAGGTACTATTGCGTGATGCAACGTGCCTAGCACGGAAGAATGTATTTGCGGTGTCAATGAGTGCGTATTTCATGTGTGTATTATATACGTATATTTAGTTAATGTCAAGTTAATTTTTTTCCAAATACATATCTGGATTTTCCTTTAATTCTTTAACAGTAACTTTTCGGTGATGTTCTAAGTTACTAAATGGCAAATAATCATCTTTAATTACTCTAATGTCAAACCCTTCTTCTTTGATAGTATCACTAACCAATTGAATTAATTCTTCTACTTTCATGTTAGCTTTTGGGCTAATCCATTCAACAGGCTCCCCGTAAATTTTATGTGTTTTACTTGCTACCCGTTGTTTGATGATAGATTCAAGTGCTTTAATTTGTAAAACGGATCCAAAATACAAACTACAAAACTCTTGCTCTGTGCCTGAATGATCACTATATTGCTTAGAACGTTTTTTGGGGTTGATAGTAATACCATACCCCAATAGTTGAACAAACTCATCACCATATTTAATGTAATGAGCAGTCAAAATGATGTAAAAGAAACATCCACTCATGGCTTCATAGCTTTCTTGACGGGAGTAGATAAGTATGTAGTCAAGTTACCTGCTTTTGTATTGTCATACAAATCTACGATATCAGGCAGTTGTTGTGTGCCGCCTAATTCACGATAGATTTTCATCAACAAAACAAACGATGCCTGCGCCTCAACTTTATTATCTGCTTCATCAACAGTTACATCCCATGTTTTAGCATACCATCGCTTGAATGTGTTAGCACTTTCACTACTCAAGTTTTCTGGAGAACTGAAAAGTGATTGAATGACTGCATGAAATGGTTCTAAAAAGTCTTTTTCAAATTTCTTAGAATATACATCAAATTTCATTTTGACATTGAAGTATTCATACAAGAAACCATACAAGTCAATTTCCATACCATGAAGTTCAATATTAGGCCAATACTTAGCATGAGTTTTCAAAATGAATTCCCAATGTTGTGGTTTACCTTTGTACTTACGCATTGCACTAACGTGTGAGATACATTTGGGATGACCACGATTTTCATCTTCATCACCTGACAAAGGTTCATAGCCGTTATCTTCACAAATTTGTTGCAACTCAGCGGCTTGTTTATATTCTGTTTCCAGATTGCCGTCAACACGATATGACAATACTTCAATCTTGTGATTGTCATAAGGACCAATTGGTTTAGAATACTTGCCATTGAATACATCAAATTGCTGGCGTGCAAAAGAACGGTCATCTGTTTCAATATAAGTGAATGGCACTTCTAAATCTTGCCAGTCACCATCATATCCGTCCCACAATCCATGATAAGCAAGTGCGGCTTCAATCACTACAGTGTGTTGTGCATTAGTTGAATGGAATCGCCATTTGCCAACTTCTTTAATACCTTGAATTGCAGACATAAACTCTACACGGAAACGTGCAATGTTCATAATTTTTACAAGATGTTTGATATCCAAATCACGCTGTATATCGTCATCAATAAAAATATCTCGTAATTTTACCATTGCAAATTGTAAACGCAACTTACGATTGTATTTTGTACCCTTTTTATTGAGTGTTGCAACATGCTTGTGCCAAGAACCATTACTAGGGTCAAATAATTGTTTCAGCCGATCTTCAATGCTTGCCTCATTGTATTCACCCTTTTTGCGTTTCAATCGATGCACAATTTGACGCAACAGTTTAACTGCTTTAGGTTTTACATATACAAACGGAAAGGGATTGTGTGTAGTCGCTGCCATTGTTAACCTATAAAAAGTTGTTTAAGAAGAACGTAGTGTAACATAACACATATACGCAGTCAACCGAAAAAATTAATACTATTAACTTACTTCTGTACGTCCGTTACCTAAATCTTTAGCTTTTACTACTCGCATGTCACTAGCCATTGCCCGATTCTCAGGATCAGCTTGTTGTTGCTCATATAGTTCTAATGCAACGTTGCGACATACAGTTTGGAACCAACGATCTACAATGATTGTATCAGTGTCATCATCACGTATCTTATATCCTGCACGTATTAAGTTCAACACAAACTTATCATTAAAATCAAGTTCAAA